TCCGACCAGATCAGCCACGTTCACTGTTATCTGCGCGGCTCCGATCTGGGAGACCGTAAAGATCGTCTCGCCTTCGAAGCCGTCATAATCTTTCTCATCCGGACGGAAGAGGTGATAGTCTTCTGCGCGGACAATAGTCAGCATTGTCGTTCCGTTCGTACCGGCTCCGGTGACCGTAGCAGTCATCGGCATCTCTGTCAGCTCATTGCTCACAAGGCTGTTCTGTGTGATGCTTACGCTCACAGCTTCCGCGATATACAACGCGGTCAGATCAGACCATGCAGACTGTGTGCCTGCTGTTGTGGTGATCCGGACAGCCAGGTTGTATGTGAGCCCTGTTGTCCATGCATACTCGAGCTCAAGGCTCTGGTCGACTTCCGTGTGCGCGATCGGTGTATAGACTGTCGTTGTCTGGTTGTTCTCGGTCTCTTCCGTGACAATTGCCACTTCAGCGTAGGCCTGCTCGCTCGTAGCTCCTACACTGTATGCCCATCTGGCTGTGACGGTGTCACCGGCATTGATCACATCCTTGCTGAGTGTCAGCACCGGACGATCAGGCACACTGGTCAGCTCATAGGACACGACCGCCGACCACGGCCCGACTAGCTCCTCTTCGTCCTGTTCTCCGATAAGCCTGACACGGAAGTAATATCTCTTTCCCGTTTCCAGCCCGGCGATCACCCAATTGACCGCATTCCGGTCAGTAACCCTATACGTTGACGGTTCGTTCGTGGACTCCCACGCCTCCGGGAACTCTGACCATGCCAGCTCAGCAGATACTGCCTCAGACCATGACCATGCCCATCCGATCCGGACTGTCTCATCTCTCGGGCCCTCAACGATTGTCACGGATGCCGGAGCAACAGCTGCAATGTCGGAGTCAATGACTTCAGCAGACCTCATCTTCGGATCAATCGTCAGACCACTGCTCGCGCCGACAAATGCATAAGCACCGAAACAGGAAGTTGTCTTACCGATCAGATCCGGAACACTTATCGTCCCCGAGGTCGTACCGTGTGCGAACACCGCGATGATCTGGTCGTTGGACGGATCGTCCTCATCACGATAGAAGATTGCCGTCTTTGCCTTGGTGCAGGTAGTAACCTCCGTGGTCGTGATCGCCACAGATCCGTTAGTGAAGTCAGGTGTCGCGCTGATTGTCGGAGCTTTCAGCGTACCGACCTGCGCAAGAACAGCATTGCTGAACGAGTCAACGTTATCGTGCTCCGTCTTGATCCTGACCCACAGGCACTCATCATCGCCGATTGTATCCGATACGTTTGCAACGATCTTGTCATTGCCACTGGCAGCAGTCAGCTCGATCGCATCTTGCCATCCGGAAGATGGTGCAATGTTCAGGTCTTCGTTCGCCGGTACAGCGATAACATACTCAACAGTCAGCTTATCGATCGGATTCATCCGGCTGTGCGGGGATCTGTATTGCGCGGTGATCTGCGTGTATGATCCCTTGGTCACGGCAGACGCTCCAGTTAGACTCGCAGCTGCTGCCGCGCCGTAAGCATGGCTCGCATATGCCCATGCCGAGTCGCCCGCATTGCCGTGAGACTTGACTCTCACCCACCGGACGAACGCACCTGCTGCAAGATCTTCCGGTTCTTCTGTGATCGTCACAGATCCGGATGCAGCGCTGCCTGAGACAGCTGTCCACGTTCCTGTGGTCGGATTGTTGGTATTATCGCGCCTGAGCTGCTTCTGAATGACTACGTTGTCGAACACAGCCCTGTCATCGGTCTTCGTTGCGGTTGACCAGCTGAACTTACCGCTGTTCGATGAAACCGCTTCGTATCCGATCGTTGGCCTGTTCGGGATGGTTGCCGTCCAGGCTCCGGAGACCGCCCAGTCAGACCACAAAGGTTTTATTGTCTTCTTGCTCTTCTTGTATTCCTTACGCTTGCCTGCCACACGAAACTGCAAGAACGTGACATTTGCGTTGGATATAGAAGCCGAAACAGCCGCAACACCGACCGCTACCTTCGTCCATGCGTTGTCCGCATTCCGGAGACGATATTGCAGCTGCTGACCGTTCTTATAGTCCTTGTCGCCCTGCTTCCACTTGAACGTGTATGTGTTCCCGGAGCGCGTGATTGACAGTCCGGTCGGTTTTACGGTTTTGTTATTGCTTGTAGCCATTATGCCATCCTCAATTCTTTCTTGAGTATGTAAGCAACCTCATGAGCAGTCCGCTCAGCGTTCTCGGACTCGTTAATGGTAAAGTAGAAGTTATTGCCGCTCTGTGCGTGTTCGTCAAGTTCCTTGCCCATCTGTCTCCACATCATATCGAGCGGGACAACTGCTTCGGGACTGGGAGCATCACCGACACCGATTACAGTCGGAGCATCGAAGATGCCGCCCTTAGCGAACCACTGGAGCGACTTGCTGAATACCGGGTAATTTGCCTTTGTGCTTCCATCCGAGGATGAAGCCTCGTGCATACTCACCGAGAAGCTCGGCAGGTAGCCGTGCGGTGTAGGCAGTGTCCATGTAAAGTTCATCTGCCGCTTCCATGTGGAGATCCACGAGGATATGACCTGCGATGTTGCCTGCAGGGATTTTGTGTCTACCGTAGGAAGAACCATCCAGTTCTTCATACCGCTGAAGATGTTCATCCACCCGAGCACGGTCTGCTTCACGAACTCGTTTGCTTCCTGAATACTGGAAACATCCACAGCGGAGATCTGCAACTCAGCATCCGCAAGAGCCGCCGCCATCTCTGAGGTCGAGCCCTGTACACTCTTGACCGCTTCGTTGTCTTCATCGCCGGAGAACAGGCCCTTGACCCAGTTCCATACACCTTCAGCTGCCGACTTCAGGCCATCCAAAGCACCCTGTGCCAGAGCGCCGAAATCAGGCCATGTAATTTCGAAACTGCTGAATGTTGTCTTGATCCCGTCCCAGATGGTTCCGGCAACTGTGGTCAGTGTGTTCCATGCCTGTGTTGCCTGCTCTTCCGTAATGCCTGCAAGAGAGAAGTCAGTTCCCCAACCACTGAAGACACCCTTGATTCCATCCCAGATGCCTTGTGCAATTCCGGTTAAGCCATCCCATGCAGCCTGTGCGATCTCATCCAGAGACGGGAACTCGAAGGTTGATGTAAACCAGCTGACAATCGAATCCCAGATAGTACTGGCAAGCGTGATCAGCCCGTTCCATGCTTCGTATGCCGCATGTGAAAGAGACGGGAAGTCAAACAATGCAGTGAATGCCGAAACTATTGAATCCCAGATACCGGAAGCCACATTGATCAGCGCATTCCATACCTCTGTCGCGCCCTGCGACAATGACGGGAACCGGAATGTCTTTGTGAACCATCCTTTGACATCTGTCCAGATGGTCTCCGCAACCTCAACCAGTTTCTCCCAGACCAGCTTTGCAGCGTTCGAAATGTTAGGCCATGTGAACGTTGTGGTGAACCATCCCTTGACCGCTTCCCAGATTGTGGATGCCAACGTGATCAGCGTATTCCATGCAGTGTACGCAAGCCCTGCCAGATCTGGGAACTCCACATCGCCTGTGAAGATACCGACCACAGTATCCCAGATCCCCTGTGCCGCCGTCTTCAAACCATCCCATGCAGCACTCAGCAGATTAACAATCAACTGACCGGCTGCCGACCAATCGATGTTTGTAACCGCATCCCACAACGCAGAAAGTAGGTCCCCCATACTGGCAACAAACATAGGAATGCCGTCTATTATTGCATTTCCGAGGCTCGTTATCATATCACCGATTACCGGTATGATGTCTGGGATTAGTTCCGCAAGAAACGCAGGTATTTCAACCAAGAACGCAGGTATCGTTTTGACAATATTGCCGACCATTGGCAAAAGGTTTCCGACCAGAAAGGTTTTGATCGTTCCCTCTAATGCCGTCAAAGAGGGCCAGATATTTTCACCAAGCGCCAGATTTGCCATCACATTCGCCGCCGCTGCTTTCATAGCACCAAGCGAACCGGAGAACGTTCCAGACGCTTCCTCTGCCGCAACACCAGTCAGCTCCAATTTTGTCTGAATCTGATGAATTGCTTCATACACATCGCCGAGATTGTCGATGTCGTATTCGACTCCGCTGAACTCCTGAGCATCCTTTAACAGACGCTCCATTTCTGTCTTCGTGCCACCATACCCGAGCTTGCATTGGTGTTAGCTGTACCTTCATCAATTCGCGTTATAAGTACAGATCAGACTATCGCTTCACCCTCTCGGGTGTCCTCTCACTTAGTCGTTCACGCTGCCATTACGCTTGCGCCCTGTCATCCCCGCCGGGAGGTCCAAGTCAATCAGAGAGGATTCGCACATCGCCCTTCATTTATGCGGCGAGTGCCCCCATTGTGTTAAGGTTATCGAGCATGTTGTACTGGCCCTTTGCAAAGCCTTGATAAGCATTCTGAATGGATTCAATTGGAGTACCCATCTTGGCTGCATTGTCAGCCATGTCCATGATGGCAGTGTTTGCTGCTTCAGCTGCTTTCGCTGTATCGCCGCCGAATGCAGATTTCAAACTCGCTCCGAACGACACAGCCTGTTCAGCGTAATCATTCGCCGAGATACCAGCCTTTGCCGCTTCGTATGCGTATTTCTTAGCAGAATCTGCCGCATCGCCGTACAGAGTATCCAGACCACCAAAAGACTGCTGAAGGTCAGCACCCGCGTTCAAGGTGTCAACAAACATCTTGCCAATGCCTGCAGCAACTACAACCTTTTTGAGAGTGCTCATCATGGAAGACCCAAATGAATTACCGGCACTCTTTCCGCTCTTCTCAGCACCGCTGCCGAGAAGGTCTTCCATGTCATTGGTGATGCCTTTCGCGGTTGGTACGATCTGCACATATGCTTTTCCGATTGATGTATCAGCCATGTGCCACCTCACTCAATAGTGCTTTCCGGGCCTTCTCAAATTCCTCAGCTGAGCTAAACCCGACTACATCATTCTTCTTGTCACTATTCTCAAGCGCTTCTCTCACTGACTTCGGACGGTTGCGGTTCTTCTGCCCGTCTTTCGTCCGGCCCCAGAACAGGAGCGCCAGATAATCCGTCATCATTGCAAGCAGTGTCTCCTGTGTATCCAGTTTTCTGCCTGCTGCTTTCATTTTGATTCTGGAATTCCCTCTCAAACCAATAGATAGAGTCGCCACCGTTTGTAATGGCAGCGACTCATAATCATAGATGCCGTATGTTTCGGCGAGGTCGCACACAAGTGCATCCTCGTCATAATCAAGCATGGCTGAGAGGATTATCAGTTTTTTGCTTCTTTCGACTTTTCCTGAAGCACTTTCATGATCTCGCCGACCTCAGTGCCGACTACTTCCACCGGGACCCTGCCCCCGTTCTTTTCAGCCAGGAACTCGTAGAATCTCTCCTCTTCGTCCTTGTTGTTGAACAGGATCGCCACCATGTCGAGGCTTGCTTCGAAAGCATCCTCGCCGTTGTTGGAGTTCGCCCGTCTGATTGCCCTCAGGAACCGGAAGTCCTTAAAGACCTCCGCATCTACCGAAAACTTGAACCCTGATGATGTTGTGCCTTTTACTTTCGCCATGCTTGCCCTCCGTTATGACGATGCGCTGGAGCCGCCGCTCGCACTCTTCTGGATGTACTCGTAGTGAGTATTTCCATCAGTGTCCGGAGCAGTGCCGATGGTTACTTCGTAACCGACTGCATCACCATCCGCATAGGTGATCGTTCCGACTTCGGCAACCTTGCCGTTCGGTATCACGATCCTCTTCAGAGCGCCTCCTCTGAGCACCATATCGATTGCCCAGACATACTCGGTCAGATCCTTGGTGTTTGCCTTGACGGTGATTCCGGTCGACAGAGCGCCGGTCACGTTCGCATCGCCATAGATGGTCTTCAGGACATCAGCATTCAGAGCCTCGATCAGCGTGAAGCCGAACTTGTCATCCTTGGAGCTCTGGACGGTGAGAACTGTCTCGCCGCCCCATGCCTTAATGTCATCAGACTCCGGCGAGTTGTCGTTTGTCAGACCGTCTTCGGAAACATAGCCGAGGCACACAAACGAGCTCGCCAGATCATTGGTCGCGTTTGTCGGGAGAGTTGTCCCAAGCGGAGCCCTGAATATGGCACCGCCGACTTTCGGCTTGCCAGCCGTTACATTAGTACTCGTATTCTGTCCAGTACCATTAGCCATTGCCTACCTCCTCGTAGTACGTAATAACAAACACGGCCTGATAGCGATAATGCTTCAGAGCCGTGTCGGTATAGTTATAATCACTGTTCAGTTCCACCCTGCTGATGTCATCACGCTCGATGATGTTTGCCATCGCCGATTTGACCAGTTCGTTCAGTGTAGCCGCCTCGTACAATGACGGAGCGTAACTCTGGATTGCGAACGTTGCCTTTGTGATCCTGTTCAGCTGAGAACTTCCAGTTTTGTCGATAACAACAAATGAACCAGATGCGTCTTCAGGCATCTCCATGTAACACTGTGCTGAGAGCGCCGAGTTGAGATACCCGAGAACAATCGTCTCAATCATGGCTTGTACCTCTCACATTTATACCGTTTGTTCCATATCGATGGGTTATTCGCATCAATCCATTCTTCCGGGAGACTGTACACTTTCCATGTCTCTCCGAAGAACTTCACTCTCCGGTCTGTCCATGTGTGCGCGTCCCCCTTCGGCAAACACAGATAATATTCCAGATGCTTACCGTTGAGATTCATCTCAGAGATGATGTCTTCCGAGGTAGCCGGGTAAACAAGCACGTTGTTCACCGCGACTTCCGTCTCCGCGTACACTGGACGGTTGAAAGCGTCCGTTCCGGATGATGCCTGATTCCGCACACACAAAACCACCGTAATGCCCCGGATCATTCGACCACCTCCAGAAGAGGATTGGCGACTCCGATCGCATTGCCGATTCCGAGCAGTTTCTTCTCAGTTCTGCCAAGATATAACTCGCCAGTGCTGCCGCCGCTCATCGTCCATGACTGGGTGTATGGCCCGGCTGTCATGGTGCCCTGTGTCGAGCCGATCGGGACGGAATCAGTGCCGGTTCCGAATGCCCTCCGGATGATCCGACACGAAACAACCGCTTTCTGCTCTCTCGAGGCTCTCGGGTTGTATGCGTCAATAATCTGTCCGGCTTCTTCGAGCAAAGCCTCGCAAACGGCCTCTTCCTCAGTTGTCAGCTTCCGGAACCCGGCTTCAACCAGTTTTACGCTTGCGTAGATCATCCGGATCACCTCATTTCCGAGTCTTCTTTACGGTGGTCTTCTTCGCGGGAGCAGCAGCTTTAACAACAGGTTTCTTCTCTTCAACCATCTTGTGTCCGGCTGCTTTATACTCATCCACACGATCCTCCGCTACGAACATCTCATTGCCGGTGTATCTGTTAATGAATTTGACCATGCTTGCCTCCTATTCGAACTGATAGTAGCGTGTCAAATGCCCGCACTTCACACGAGGCTCCACATATATGTCCATGCCATAAAAGCGAGCATTCTGGCAGAAGTAATAGTCCTCTGACAGAGTGCTGCCATCAGCGTTAGTCACATACTGGAACCACGGATTCTGGAGCCGTGTGAACACGGTGTTCTTCACAAGCGCACAGGCAAACCCGCCGCCCTTTACAAGCGTCCGCTCTTCCGGGAGATCCGAATAGTAATAACTATCGTGGTACGCTTCAGCGCCGAGTTTGATGATTGCGGTCTTTCCCTCTTTCGTGTTCTTGCGCGGGCACACACCGAGAACGATGTCTGCCGGAGGATCAAGCATCACTTCCAACGTTTCAGGCGGGATGAGCGTGTCACTGTCCACCATGAGGACATAATCGAACTGTCCCTGCTGTGCCAGCTTCACGATCTCATTCCGGGCAACTGCCACATCATAGCCCTTCACAAAGTCGAACGTGAGCTCATGCTCTGACTTCAAGTTGTAAATCGCCTTGAACACTTCCGGCTCGATCTTCTCGAATGTTGGTACTGCTATCAGTATTCTCATGTGTTACCTCAAGACGCGTGAGTCCTTGTGAGTTTGTTGAACGCTGCCGTCATAGCAACGAATCCGACCTCGATCTCTGCCTTGACTGCGAACATGTTGTGCTCCCACAGGTTGACAGCGCTGTCGTTGATGGTCAGGGTTGCCTGATTGCTGATGTCGATCTTGACACCTTCGACAGTGCCATACATCGCCTGCGTCCAGTCACCTGCAAAGCCGAGCGTATCAGCCTTAGCTGCGATAGATCCAGATCCGGAACCGGAAGCAGCATTGCCTGCACCATAGACTCCTCTGGAGTAGTAAACCGGCAGGCCGAGCAGTCTCGGGATCGCGCCTTCTGCTACGTTGTTGATGAAGATAGGACGGTTGTCCTTGTCCAGTGCTGACAGCATCTCGCCGCGAGCCTGGGGAGACATTGCAAAGCCGTTCATGTCATAGCCCTGAGAAGCGATATCGATGTCAGCTCCAACCAGAGCCGCATAGAAGCCGCCTACTCCGCTCGCGTTGGTGTCGATTGACTGAGCCGTGCAGTTGGTCAGTACATCGAATCCAGAGCCGGGAGCGGTACCGGTGAATACGGTCGTATCAAACTTCTTTGCCAGAGCGCCCGGGAGTCTTGCGATCAGAGCGTCATACAGCGCAGCTGTGTCACGTGCGAACTCATCAGAGAACGGAACGATGACAGCCAGCTTGTACGGGGTCATTACCTTTTTGCTGAGGCCAGGATTGGACTTCGGCTTTGCATCGGTCTCAGCTACCCAGTTCGCTTCCGGATCAGAAGTGATGACCGGGATAGAAACTCCGCGACCCGGCAGAGCGATCTGCCTTGCCAGTCTCATGACAGCGGACTCTTCCTGTGCTTTCTGAATGATTTCACTTGCTACTCCACCCGGGAGTTCGATGTTACTTCTGTTTGTATAAATTCCAGTTGCCATAATGAATTATCCTCCATTAATTGTTTTGAACCAGTCAGCAAACTGTTCTCGTGTGCTGCCTGATTTAATGTTTCTGACCTCTCCGGCATCCCGTATGGACGGGTATCCTGTCGGTTTCGCGAAAGACATGATTGCCTCGGCCTGTGCCTTGCAGTCCTCTTCCGTTTCACCTGTCAGCAGGTTCGCCGGTACTCCGGTCGTTGTTGATACTTGCTCGCGGATCTTCCGCACGGAGTCAGCCTTGAGCATTGCGTCCAGCTGCTTCTGGAGCGTGTCGGCTCTCTCCGTTACCTTCTGGAGTTCCGACTTCTGCGCCTCCTCAGCTGCGTCATACTTCTCAGCTTTTTCCTTGTAGGTTTCGAAATCCGCGTATTTGTTGCGCTCTCTCTGGAGACGGTCACGGACGATTGCGTCCAGCTCCGTCTGGGTGAAAGTGCGCTCCGGCTCTTCAGCCGTAGTTTCTAGGGTCTCCTGATTCACAGTTTCTTCGTTCATTACCTTCCTCCTATTGAGTTGAAATCCTCGTTTATGGCACGAGTTGCCAATAAAAAAGCACCTCGTGAAAGGTGCTAATCTACCGCTATGCTGTTGAATATCTGTGCTTCATCCGGATAGTCGATGTCGCAGGTGTAATCATTGATAGATACATAACTTCCGTAGTCGATCCGGTTTAGATCACCCCCTTTGATCACGTTCCACAGTTCCCATGAGATCGGCTTTCTTCCGAACCGACCCTCCGTGTAATATCGTTTCACTTCTTCGATAGATCTCCGGAAGTGTTCCTGATTTGCTACCTTGAACGCGAACGGCTCAGCATATCGCTTGTGGTAATCCGGCGAGAACGGTGGAGCTGATGCAAAAAACATCACATCTCTTGTATCTGTGTGGATAATGGTTCGTATTGCCTCCGGAGAGAAAACCACATCCCCAAACAAATAACAGACAGGCTCATTCGTTGGATAAAACCCATCTGCCCAGTATCCTGTGAAGTTGTGGAAGCCTGTTGCGTTGTAGCCGTTCTCGTGGTGGAGGACAGGAACTCCGAAGTGCTCGAATCTCGCATCATTAGAACTGATCGCTATGTCCTCTATCCCGTTCTCTTTCAGTAACCGGATCGTCCGCGCTACTATCGGCTCACCGCGTATCTCAATAAGCTGCCTTGGCACAGACCATTGTGTGTATGTACCGCCGCACATGATGATGTATTTCATCGAACCTCTCGCAAAATATTTGAAAGCGTACAGTCAGTATCAAGCAGGGCTCCGGATGACAGGTTCTTGTACCATGCCGGAGTCCACGAGTTATGCAACATCAGCAGGTCAGTTGAATGAATATCGGACAAGTGATAGCCGCTCTCAAAATAAAACTTCTTGTATTTCTCATATCTCTGGATCGGTTCGTCTATCATGTATGTCTCGGGCCAGTAATCTTCTATTTGATGAATCCTGACTTCCTTATGCTCTTTCACATAAGGATCTGAGAATGCATTGACGAATGTCGCCCAGTATGTCGGCACTTCCTGTCCGTAAATAATCTTGTCTTGGTATCTTGCCCATTCCACAAACAGATCTGATTGCGGTTCCGAATACAAAAGCCCAGCTGATGATGTTCTGTCATCAGGATCTCCGACCAGATCTGTGTCGGGCAGCTGCCCTGTAATCATGATCGTGTCTGCATCTAACCAGTAACCGCCCTGATCACGGAGCACATGCACTCTGACGCAATCCGCAATATGAGGAAGCGTAAACCTCTTGATCCGATCAACAGGCAGATCCGTGTAATTGTTTATGGTTTCATAATTCAGCACCGTGAACGGCACTTTCCATGTCTCCATGCATAGCCTGATATAATCAGGCATCTGCCCTTCCCAGAATGTGAATACGTTCATGCATTCTCCTCTGCATACTGCTCTCGCCGGATCGCGTTCAGTTTGTCTTTCCAGTTCCCGCTCGGATCTGCATCGTAATAGATCTTCTTGTATCTGTTTGCGTCATACCCTTCTACACCCTCATTCGGGCTGAAGCGCACAATGTACTGGCAATCACAGTTTGCATGGATGTGTGCTGCATGGTTCCTTGCGTTCGGGCTTGCGGATTCCCATCCACGAGATGCAAGCATCAGACAAAATGCGCAGGTGCTTCCAACCGGCACGAATGCCATCTCAGCGTGATCACGGCGAGCGTTCTGCACCATTGTATCGGCTCCGGCCTGCTTCACCAGTCTGCCGACTGCATCCGCAACCTTATCCTCGGACTCATTCAACGAGCCCTGCACAGCACCCCATGTCTCATCGAGTGTTGCCGTCTCTGCCGGGATTGCCGGGAGCACGTTCGCGCCCTGGTCTTCCGCGAGCATGTCATATAACAGGCTTGCGAGCTCACTGGATGCTCCTCCGTACGTAGTGGCGAGTCCGTGAGCATAATTGACAAGGGCTGTCATGTTGTCGAACCCGAAGCGGTCAATGTACTTCTGCATCTGGTCAGCCGCCGCTGTATTCAGTTGCCGCATCTTTGCGACATATGCATTAAACGTTGACTGGTTCAACATTTCCCATCTCCGTCAGAAGCTGTCTCGCCATTACCCTCGATTCCTGAGCCTTGATCCGGCGAATGTCAGCCTGATCGAATCCGATCATCTCAAGGAACGTGTCAGTTGCGGCAAATGCCTGCCGGGCAGCTGCAATCTTCACCGCCGCGTCCGCTGTCATTGCCACAGACGGCATTGCCGGGTTCTTGAAGTGTGCCATCACACTCATCTCATCCTCAGTCAGCTCGTTCAGACTCACGTTCCGGATGATAGCCTGTGCCATCATTGCGATCATCTTCAGGGCATCACCGTTACTGCTGTTCAACTGCTCAGCCATCAGAACCAGCGTCTGTGACTGTGCAAGGATCGCATCCGAAGATGTTGGATTCGCGTCATTCACAACGCCTGTGTCAGTCACAGACAAGCCGGTTGCTGCCGAAAACTGTGTGGACAGTAGACGGATCATTTCAACGTGCGGTGAGATGTTGCCCTGCTGAAGCTGTCCGAACTTCGGATCGTTTCCGGTCTCCGGATTGGAGGTCGCTGCGATCATCGAACCGACATAGGTTCTGAACTTCTGGGAGATGACTGCATCGAACTGCTCATCCGTTACACCGAGCAGATACTTCTGAGGACTGGTCGCAAACTCCAGACCGATAGTCGCGTTGGCGATCGTCCGCACATAACCGTTGATCAGTTCGCGGACTGGTTTTTTCAATCTGGATCTACCGAACGGTTTCGCGGGTGTAGAGTTCCAGATCATCGGCTCCATGAGTGGCCTGCCCATCTTGTGGGTGTAGCGTTCCATCGACCAGATGTCATTGAGCTTCCGGAACATGATCACGGAGTCATCCGTATCGAACCGGATCACAGACGGTGTGAAGGTCTGCCGGAGCACATCATCACGAATGGTGTCGATGATGGACAGCCCGCACTCGATCCGGCCCGCTTCACCACTCCACAAACCGGCAGCTGTCATCGGGCTGTGGAACCGGATGCGGCATTTGATGTCCGGATCAGCTGACAGTGTGGCGAATGTACATCCATACTTCAGCTCGTCCTTGCAGGCTTTCGCGTACTCCGACAGAAGACGGTTCGCGACAAGGATCTCTCTCATGGTGTCCGTGTCCGTGCCGTCACTTCCGACAAAGCCGTCAAACATCGACCGGGACGCAAGCACATCAACTGTCTTTGCACCCCACTCGCAGCCGATCGACAGCTTCTGGAAGCTCTCCGGAATCGCAATACCGAGATTCACTTCCTGAAGTGTCACGTTGCCCTCGTAGTATTTGTTTTTCTCCGCGTTCTTCCAGACATGGTAGTTATAGACATCTACCAGATCAGACAGCTGTCCCTTTTCCTTGTCCGTAAGTCCATTCAGTCCGCAAATTACTTTACTCAGAATCATTATCCGACCCTCATCTTCCTCGATGGATCTCTCTTTGTTGTCTTTGCTCCCCACAGTGCCAAAGCAGCCGCCTCGATCGGAGCGCTGTCTTCACCGCCGAACCCCCAACCCTTACCGATCGGGCGCTTGATGGATGACAGTGCGCTGTTCCGAAGATCTTCTTGCAGTGCGTACCATGTGAATGATTGATCCGCGAGTCCGTCCATCAGGACACTGACTGCTGCGATCATGTCGTTTGCTGATGCTCTGATCACAGAGCCCTTATACTTCCATGTTTCCGAGATGCGGTCTATCAGCAGGTCAACTCCGTTCCGACCGTCCAGAACGACACAGGATGCGCTGTCCGCTCTCGGGATCAGCCAGTCCGCAAGCCATTTCGTACCATATCCGGCAGGCTTCCGGTCGATCAATGTTACCCGTGCGAGCCCGTCTTTCGGGATCACGGCACCGCACAGCACAGCCTCGGAACCGTCTATCGCAAACTTCACTGCATAAGCGGTCTTTCCCTCCGGCTTTGGTGCCATTGAGGCCCTGTCATTCCACAGGTCGGCATCTATCGCCGTCTCAATTTCCTGAGTGATAACGGGGCTCCACCAGCCAAGACGCTCCCGGGCGAATGTGTCTGCATCCATCTGCTCCCACTCGCTCTCAATCGTTGACAGCAGTATTCTCCGACCAAGTGCCGGATTACATGCCGCCCAGCGTTCACGCTCACTCACGTTCCCTATATCTTCAACTGAATACTCGAACCATGCGGTTCGTTGTGTTTGTCCTTCTAAAGCCTTATTACGAATACCCCGGAAGACGATTCCAGGCGCTGTCGGATCTGGCGGGGTTCCGGTGTAAACCGTCTGAGGATTCAGGCTTGCTGATATCGCCGGTAGGAATGAAGCCTGTGCGTTCTCATCGATTTCCTGTGCCTCATCAATGATCAGCAGATCTCCGTGCTGACCGCGACCACCGTTCCGTGTCCGTGCGAGGAACTTTATCCGCGCTCCGTTCTTCAGGAGGATCTGTTCTCGCCCGAGCGCCGTCTTGATTTCCTTAACGTGCTTTACTATCTTCGGGTGCTCGAAGAACTGTCGCATCTCTTCGAACGTTTCTGTTGCTGTCTTCTGAAGATGCGCGGTAAATATGACCTGCTCACCATATAGCAGCATTCCGGCGATTGCCCGGCCTTGCAGAAGCAGTGTCTTCCCGTTCTGCCTTGGGACTGAGCCACCGCATGTCGATGCCGCCCACTTGCCGGATGGTGTCCTACCGAGCCAGTCATCGAGAATATCACTCTGCCACGGATCAAGCGTTAAGCCTCCGATCCGGAGCAGCTGCGCGGCCTGAAGCCCATCACTCTTCTGGTAGTTCGGCGAGATCCTGACTGTTGGTTCCTGACAACCCATTAATGATGTCGCTGATTTCGTCTTGCTCATCTATGCTTTCTATCTCTTCGATCTCTCGGATCGTCTCTCTGTACTGTCTGGCAATCGCTGCCATTGACTTGATGTCAGATGTGTTCAGCGCATGCTTCAGCTGCGCTTCCAGTTCCTTCAGCTTTTCCAGTCTGGTCATTTGCTCATCGACAAGCCTGCCGCCCCCAGTGCTTTCAGTAGTTCGTTGTTCTTCGAGTTTTTGATTGCGCTGTCTTTGTCTGCCGGGTACACGTTCGTCTGTGCGATATAGTTCATTACATGGGTCGCCGTATTGTAATTACCGTCTGCCGCACCAGCTACAGCCGCACCTGCTGCCTCCAGAGCGCCTTGTATTTCGGCTGATTTCATCAGTTTATTCAACCCTACGAGATCCAGTTCAAACTTCACTTTAGCCATCTAAAAAATCCTTTGTGTGTAAATTGGCGCT